AATCACCATGAGCGAATCCGAGAAGCATTTTCTTTTTGTAATCGTTATCGTCAGTTCCCGATACCTCAATTGCCCCTGGAATCAATCGGCGAAGTTGTACGCCTTCCTCATTTTGTTTAATCCAGATAATAAATGAATCCACCGACCCGTTAACAAGTTCAGCAGTTTTTGCCAATCGTTCAGTCATGGTTCTGCGTAATTCACCGTTGAATTCCGTGGCCGATATTGCTGTATCATTAAATAAATCAATACCCTTTAATTCCGTAGTGATTTTATGCTCTATCATTTCCATTGGCGGTAAATCATATCCGGCCATTGGGAATCCGATATCAGAAGGTTTGTTGAACATGACCGCCCACGTAGAAACCCACTGATAGAAATGTTTAACCGCATGACCCTTAATACGCCATTCGCCAGTATCACCAGCATCATGAACAAAGAACATTGCAAGCATTTCGGTTCTTGGCATTACATCCAATATCTCAGAATGATTACCTAATTCTGTTGGATCATTAGGGCTTGGTGTTGCGGTAAAGCAAAACTTATATGGGGTGTTTTTGAATGAGTCAATAAGATTCTTTTTTGTTGCGCCTTCAAAGTTTTTCAGGATAGACGATTCATCGAGAATCATGCAGATATAATCGTCTGGATTAATATTATCCAATTGTTCATAATTGGTTATATCAATATTTTCCAAACTAATACCGAATTTAACTGCCTCCTCTTTTGTCTGGTCAACCACTGCCAATGGCGCAAATATTAATGTTTTACCGCCAGTATAATCAGAAACTTTTCTTGCACAAACCAATTGCATAAAACTCTTACCAGTTCCGCAATCTCCAAAAACGGCAAACTTTCCTTTTTCTAAACATTTTTTAACTACCCATTTCTGGAATGGAAACATAATATCTGGTAATTCATTATCATTAACAACGAACCCGCTCGATATAATATTTTTTAATTTATTATTGATAAACTCTTCATAATCATCCATTATATTCCCCTTGCTATTATATTTATAAGTCGGTATTCATCAAATCCAATTTTACCAAAATGAACTCTTGCATGATATTCTTGATCTGGTAATATAGCTAAGTTTTCTATAAGATTATTATGTCTATCCTCATCTATATGATGGACAATTTCTGATGAATTTAATTTCCTTCCTAATGCAATTTCGGCAATAACAATATGTCTATGAATTGCCCCATATTTTAGATATGTATTTGGCTTTGCTGTTTTTATTCTATTGTTTCTGTAACATTCAAGCGAACAAAATGACAAAATGGTATTGCCCTGCTCTCCAAATCTCCTATAAAATTTATCCCCACAAAATGAACAAGATAATTCAGAGCCATTTCTCCGATGGTCATTTGCACATTTTTTAGAACAGAACTTACCACGGCCACCAGTCAATTGGCAATCCAACTTATAGTGTATACCACCACATTCGAGGCAGTTTAATTCCTTTCTTTCTTTTTTCATAAAAGAACTATGGATTAATTTTCAATAAATGTCAATGGCGCAATCTGGAAATATTATGGCTTAAATTGATAAGCTGGAAACATTTCTATTGGCTTAGTTTCGCCTTCAACTATCGGGTCATCTTCAAATTGCTCAGGCTCACTGTCCACAAAAGCAACTTCCAACTTAGGTGTTGGCTTGCGGATTCGTTTGCGCTTTGGTTTAGATTTTCTTGGTTCGATTGGAGTTTTTTCCTGTATTGGCTTGTTTTTTCCCATATCCGTTGCAATACTAAAAATTGTCCACTCAAATCCGCTAAATATAGCAAGGTAGAAAATAGTGGCAATAATTAATGCTAAACTTGGGTTTGCTATAATAGTCGGTATTCTTCCAAATACTGAAAGGGCTTTAACATGACTTATTTCTTTGCTTGCTTTATCAATATTCTTATTGTATAAATCCTGCGCCTTATCAATTGACTCCTGCATGGCGTTGGCATTTGATCGTTGATTTTTATCTCTAAAATCCTTTTGCTGAGTCATCAAATCATCTAATGATTTTTTTGAATCGGTGACATATTGTGGTACTTTGGGCTGTTCATCTTGTGTGCTAATAGTCGAAAGCATAAAGGACCATCCAGCAAAAGCCGTTATAATTGCCCAAATCAAAGCAGGTGCAAACTTTAGCTTAATCCATGCCCTTACCTTTACTAATGGAATTAATATACCAAGCATGATTAAAGCTATCATGGTTAGCACATCAATTGAACAAGCCACAAAGAAAACGACAGTCAAAACTATGTCGATTAATGTTAGGAACAATAAAGCACCATCGTCCACAAAATCAGCTTTGTGCAGTAAATTATGTAACCATCTTGTTTTAGCCATTATTTCTTCCCCAATTCCTTTTTATAAACAGGATCAAACTTGCGGCAACCTTTTTCTACAATATCGTCAATTGGCTGGAGTTTAATATCATTCTGTCCAGCCAATTTATGCAATTTGCAGTTAAACTTGACGGGACAATTGATTTGTAATTTATTTACTATTTTGAAACCTATACAAAGAATCAAACCATTCCTCCTAAATCATTATCTTTGTAAACTTCATAGAAATTAATATGTGGATATCTAAACTGAAACATCTTTAATTTCATCTTATAGATTTCTGTTTTTATTCCTTTGCAGTCCTCCGTTATTCTTTTACCATTATAAGTATATTCAAAATCGGCAATATATGATATTTCACGTATTCTCTTTTGTTTATGCAAATATGATTCTTGCAATAAATATTTTGGCTGAAGTTTTAATCCGGTTATCTCGCCAGCCCTTTCCATCATTTTAAGGAATGAATAACGCCTACCTTCAAGCGCACTGTCAAAAGTTATATTATCGATTACTGTTTTAATATTGCGGTATTTATTCATTTAATTTCTAATTAGTGGATTTTTTGTTGTAAATCAAACAAGTCACTTTTTAAGTTTTTTATTGATTGGTCGATATCAAACTGATGCGCAATTAATAATCCAAATAATAAAATAACCCACCATTTAGTCGCTGATTTTATACTCATCTATTCACCTTATCCGCTTGCAATCGATCCAACTGAATCTCTAATTCGCTTTTCATTTTATCAATTGTCGTTTCTTTTGGTTGATTATGATAGGCTATAAAGATTAAGACAATTATAGCCAAGCCAATAACAGTCAAAAAAATACTGACAATCCGCTTGAATGAATCCTTAACTTTCTGCTTGAATATTTTACGGCGCTCTTTCTTTCCTGGTTTAACGAATTCTATTTTATCTTCTTCACAGTTCCAGTTATCCATTTCTATCATGATTTATCCCCCATTAAAAACTGCCCACCCTGCACAACGTACCGGATGGGATACAACATCTTTTCCCGAAACTCATTATAAGCCAGTTATTGGCTTTGCTGTCTATCCGAATCGAACAGATGATATCCATATTACAAGTATGGTGCTTTACCAACTAAGCTAAGACAGCGGTTCAACTATTTTTTGAAACTATTATCAATCCGATGACCAATAAAACAATCGGGCATTTTCTTAAACTCTGCCAATATTTGGAATCGTGCCATGCGTCGATAGGTTTCACGCAAATACTTACGCAATAACTTAGCGCCTGGTTGATTTGCAAAACGCACGCCTTTACTTGATTTACTTTGGCCGAGCAAAATATCATTGACAGGTTTATAGTTTACTTTCACCGCAATTCCTCCGCCTCTCGCCTATCGATGCCTTCATCAATCATGTCCATAACCTCATATCCCTTGATTACCTTGGGATGGTTAGCAAAATAATTGTTGACCTTTTCCATCATTTCCAAACTACCGAAAGCAGTAATTACCATACGCTCTGGTTTAGTTTCATACTTTTTCTTACCCATGCCGACAAGTTAGCACATAGGAAAACCATTGTCAAGCAAAAAGATAATTAAAATAAAGCTTGCATTGATTAAATATTCGGCCTATACTTATTTATATGGAGATTCAAATGAATAAATTAATCATTATTTTGTTTAGTGGGCTTGTTTTATTATTGTCTGGCTGTAATATAATTGTAGATTCGGTTTTTCAAGTTGAGGCCATGGGACATAAACTTTATTATTTGCCAGTGTTCGATACACTTGATACACCAAGTAAGATTAGCGGATGGATACAATATCATGGCATAAGGTACGATTCAAATGATGACGCTGCCAATTGGAAAAATCCAGAAGATATGATTAGCAGCAAGAAAGGATCATGCGCGGATTTTGCAGTTTTATTCCTGAATATCGCACATTATGGTATGAAACAGGACGTCGAGATTATATGCGTTAAGGATTCACCAAGAAAGATTGAGGCTGGCGGGATTGATTCTAATCATGCGGTTTGCCGGTTTGGTTCCATGATAATAGAACCGCAAACAGGCGGACAAGTTAATTATAATGCTAATTATAGCTATAGTTTTACGGAGGTGTTCAATTGAAAATGCACAAGGAAATATGCCTAATCTGTTGGAATGTTCCAATGGAATTAATGGCTAAATTGGTATATGGTAAATTAAGTCGGGATGATATGAGGATGATACTGTCTTATATTGGTGAATACAATGCGCGTAATTAAACGGATCTTACGCGCTATTGTTGGTGTTTATTATGAGAGTTTACGTAATAATAGATACTGAATTGTCTTTCTGTGAATCGATGATTAGGCCACGCAATAGGTCAAGATAGTTTAGCATATCGGATATGTTGCTATTTACGCCTTCTGGCCCTTCTTTCCCTGTTGCGATAAAATCAACCAAAGCGCAATAGTGCTTGTAATAATAGGTTAGCCAGACTTGTTCGGGCTTTTGCTTTGTTGCTTTGGCGCATTCCTTGAAGTTTGCCAATCTGTCATCGCTATGCATGGTGTATGAGTCGCCTTTTTTATCGCCCATACCCCATCGCTCTTTTGTGGTCCTTTCGCGTAGTTCGTGAAAGTCTTGTTCGGTCATTTGGATACCTCCATGTTTATATCTTAAATCTCAATAAGATTTAATCTTGCAAACTCGCCATGGTATTTGATGGCTGCTTTATTGTACTCTATTGCGGCTTGTTATGGCGTAGTAAATAGACCGAGGTATTTCTGTTTGTTATTTATAAATATATTAGCCCTGAACATTTTAGTTTGCTTATGCCAACTCACGCCCTTATATCCGCTTGTATTTGTTATAGGTTTATCTCTGTTTTGAACATTCCCATTGCAATTGCATAATCGTAGGTTGCATTTTCTATTATCCATAGTATCCATATTTATATGGTCAACCAATACCTTTGGATCAGTAACATTCATTATAATACGGTGTAGTCTTGCGCTATTCTTATCTCCTATTTTAGCAACAATATATCTATTATTTTTTCCAAGTAACCGCCAGGGATAGTTTTTTAATACATCCCAATCTTCCTTGTCTATTTGAAATTGTGTATTAATAAGATTAATTGTCATTATTTACTCACTTATAAAACGGATAGAATGTAGCAGAGAATGATTTAATTTCGTTTTCTGCAATCGTTGCCCTAATAATATGAAAGCCAGCATGATTAGCCAGTTTCTTTGACCGCATCCAAGCCGATTGACTGCACATGGCACCACCAGATACAACATGAACATTTCTATCAAACATATATAATTGTTTATGAGTATGTCCGGCAAATAAAGCTTGAGGCTTTTCTCCACCCGTGAAACTTTCAATGATTTTTTGCAATCGGTATGAAGTTGCGTAACTTGACCCATCTTCGCCATGCCATAAGCGCCAGACGGTTCCATTAATAACTATGTCACCCTCATCATGGCCCAAATATGTAACATGACTTAGTCTGTTGGCCACATCTTCTACTACCATTAGTCCGCCGGATTTAATACCATACCTATCATGATTCCCATCTATTATATTAATTGGTAAATCGGTCATAGCCAACATTTCAGCGGCATAGTCCATCTGAGCAGAATACCCGATATGAGTTAGGCTATAAATATGGTCTGGGCGATTGCTCATTCCGTCAATCAAGTCGCCGCCATGCATAATCATTGATACATTTTGTTTATAACATTCTTCTAAAAACGATTCCCAATAATGTTGATGGAAATATTTTGATCCTATATGGGTATCAGTACAATATCCAATAATAACATCTTCACCATCAAAATTAATAATTGGTTTATTAATTTGCTCTGGATTTAATGCCCTGCCATTGGCAATATTTTCTAACTCTTGAATTGTGAATCTTTCTTTTAATTGCTTAATAGCAGATTGTTCACGATCAAACTTTTCTGGTTCAGTTTCTTCTTTTTCTTCACGGGCAGAACGGCTATATCGTCGTGCGGTTTCTCTTGATATATTAAATAGGACCATGGCAGAATCTATGCCGTGATCTGCAATGTGTTCATTGATTTGTCTGATTCTGTCTGTTAATTGCACATAATCCCCTTTGCCAAAAGATTATACGATAATCTACATAATGTCAAATTAGTTAAAGTACTTCCAGCAAGTATAGATAATTGATACTTATTGGAAGATTATTTCTTGAATATAGCGATTAAAACAGCGGCAATGATTCCGCCAACCGCAACAGGAATAGCGATCTTATTTAACGTCTGCGAGAGTTGCAAGCTTGCTTTTAACTTTTTGCAAAGTGTCAATAACCCCTCGTAATTTTTGGACAATATCAGCTGTTGCGATTTGTTGTCCTCTAATAATTTCGATTGCTTCTGTAATTCCTCGGCGCTGCTGTTCGTTGAGACTTGTAAGTCGAGTATTTTCTGCTGTAAGTTCGCTTCCGATAGCTGTAAGTCTTTCAATTGTTGCTCGACCTGCTGCAATGTCTTTATCGAGTTGTCCAAGTCGTCCATTGTCGATGATGGAAACGGTGATTCCTGCGCCGACAATCCCAAGGATAAAACAGCCAAGAAAACAGATAAGCAAATGATTTTTAATCCATGTAACCACATCGAAACCCCTTTATTGAGACGCGCTTGTACTATTTTTATCCTCTGGAATCGACAGGCCAAGGTTGACAGCGGCAAAAGATTCGATTGCAATAAATCCAAGTATATCACCTGGTTTAATTACGAACAAATAAACGAATCCAGCGATGAAATAAACTGTTCCAAATACAGCGTTGCGATTGATTTCTGTACCGTTATTAGTGGTATAAATACTCTTAAAAAACTTAATCATTTTGTAATCCCGCCTTATGAATTAAAATAATATCTTTATTGTGAATATCCCCAATATCTTTAATATATTTAAGAATATCACTTAATGGCATGACTATATCATTTCCCATATGATTTGTATATAGTTTGCGATAATCACCGTATGGGTCATCGATTATAAATGCATTAAGTGTTTGATCATTATAATCAATACCGACCAATGCATTCATATGGTCAATATCGTGTGTTTGCGTTGGGTAGTGTCCGTGAAGTATTCCGCATCCACCATTAATAACGTGATTCATTATTAGAGTTAATGGTAATCCATAATGCCATTCTACAGAATTAGGTGACATGAGCCATTTGCCAAGTCCAAACGCCAACACTGCCATTAATTGATTAGGCGGTACACTTGGGGCTATCTTATCACGCATTGCCAAACATTCTGAATCAGCATTGATAAACTCATATAAATCATCGGCGGGGCGCTTATTGGTATCGGGTGAACGTCTTAATTTTTCAACATCAAACCCGCAACATTGCGCGGCATTTATTGCACTTGTAACATTGCAAGTAGACAATGGCTCATCAGCATTATTTAATTGCGTCCAATTCGGAAAACCATCGGAATTATTGATAACCATCTTATTCGGCCCCCTTAGCCCTTCCTGCACGTCGCTCACCCTGAATACCTGCCACCTGTACACCAAGCTCAATAATATGGATTGACATTTCTTTTATCATCGCCTTGGATTCATCCATTGAATCCTTTATGTATGCAAATGTAGTATTAATTTCAGCATGAGATTTGTCGAGTTCGGCAAGTTTAGGCATAATGTCCTCTCTAATTTTCTTATGGGCATGGTCTATCTGGTCCTTCATTTCTCTTTCGCGTTGATCGTGTGCGCCCTTGCTTTCGGCTTCCTCTAAATCTTTTGCATGCTTTTCTTCAAGTGCTATTTTTTTAGACCTATTATGCTGTACGAATGCCAAAATACCAGCGGCAGAACCTATTAACCCAAAGAATATTCCAGATATAATTCCAAATTGTTCAAGTGACATTTTTAATCCTCATCCGGTAATCTTTATGCGCCATCTCGTAACGCCATCGGAAAAACCGATTAGATTTGACCATGTTTTATTACTGGCAGCGAAAATACAAGCAAATTTATTTTGTTGCATTCTTACCTGCCCTGAAATATTTTTACATATAGCCATACCTGTTGTATCTGATGCGATTGTTTGACTGCTTCCTGGGCCCAGTGACCCAAACGATGAGCCTCCAATTTCTTCAATGTTTACCCATTGGCTATCTATAACAGTCATTACTTGCAATTCTATTTTTGACCAAGTTCCGGAATATGTCATATCATAAACGGTAGTAGCGGTATCGGCGACAATTAATGACCCGTTTTCTGCTGCTGTACCTGCACCGCCCGATAAAGTTTTGGCAATTGATCCGGGCGTATTTATGCCGGTTTCAGAGTTTGATAAATAAAGTATTCCAGGAGTATTTACACCAAGTTTACTAACCTGTGCACCTAAATTAGCCGATGAATTAGCCATTTGACTTGTGATAGTGGCCGGGGCTTTATCGAATGTCGGAGTTAATTCATAAGATAGATTTCCCCATGATTCCTGTATTGCTGTAATCTGCTTATTAAGTGAATAATCATAAGCTTCAATCGTTACAAAGTCGCCAAGATTATAATTTACACCATAAGTTAAAGGCGATTTGGCCAAACACATCCCCTCTAAAGTGGAGGTATATTTATAAGTGCCCAATTGAGCTTGTCCCTTAGATGTCAGGTCAGGAGTTGATGATTTATCATTGGCATTAACGTATGTTTCAAATCGTTCAAATCCGCTTGGTTCAGTTCCATTATAAACATCTAAAACCGGTCTTGCTGCACCATTTCCCTTACCTGTTACCGTAGCTAAGTTTCGATATTGTTCATTGGTAATAGTCAAATCGGCAGATAATAATGTGTCATAATCAGTCGAAAATATCGCATTATTCGGCTGGCCTGTAACGAGATTATCGCCTAATGCGCAATCTAAAACTAATTGCCTATTCGCACGATCAAAGTAAATTGACCACCCCAATAATGTAGCAATCGAACAATTAGCAATTTCATCCAATAAATTAGTATATGCATTACTGACTAAGTAATTGTCACCTCTTGCTTGATTGGCAGCAATAACCAAGTTAGGAAACTTTCTATTGGCATTTAATGCAGTCGGTCCGCATTGGCCTGATATTATTGATTTAATAACGGTTTCGGCTGGAGCGGTAAGAGAATATACATCTTGGCCAGCCGGTGCATTTAATAAGCGCCTATTAAATATCCCTGTAATTTCCGTGCCAGATACGGTAATTATTTGGCTTTGCTTGCCATCCGATCCGATAGGTTGATCTATTGCATTAATGATTCCGTTTTTATATCCATCGCAGCCTATTGTTATATACCCGCCAATTGTAAACAAAGAGGCATAACGTAACATTCCTGAATCATCAAAAATATTCCAATTGATCGCGCAAGACCAAGGCCCAGGTTTATTCCATCCCCTTGTGTGGTCCAATGATTCATAAGTATCGACCTCACCCAAGAAATTGAGGGATGAGTCGAATACTTGAATTGGGGCTTTTGGGGGAATGGTAGCCATTAAGAATTATATCCACCCGCAGCGGTATCGGAACAGGCCTGTGCGGTTCCCGCGTCAGCAAAGCAGTTATTATAAATACTGCTCTTGAAGGTGCCAACTCTATTTTGCTGCATCTTGTTACTTGTTCCATATCCATAACCCAATCCAGCCCCTGCATTGGTAGATGACGCAATGCATGCTACTATTCCACTGCAATTTAAGAACCCATAATTTGTTGCAGATGATGCTCCTGATGCATTCGCATTACAAGAATTTATATCCTTACAAGTTTGAAAACAAATCGCAGATGCATTGGATGGGCCAACTACAATGGCCTGTGAAGATGATATGTAATTACAGACAGCGAATCCTGCTGGATTTTGCCCCAAACCAGAGTTAGTTATAGTAGCCAAGCATCCAGTTATATATTCGCAGGTTGTATATCCGACTATGCTTGATCCAGTAATCGATAAAGATGCCTTCGCATTACAGTTACTCAAATATGAACAATTTGCAAATAAATTATTTCCCCCTGTTATGGATGAGCCAATTAATCCTTGGCAATTTGATAATTGATTACATCCAAAATATGCATAAATACTCCCAGTTGCCGATGCTGATGACATCGTAGAAGTGCATCCGGTCAAATAATTACAGGTATTAAATCCCTTTAATCCAGCATTACCGCTGGTGCCTGCAGTGGCAATGCAATTAATTAAATTATTACAATTAATAAATGAAGATCCACCAATTGTAGAAGAAATAACCCCATTACAATCAGTCATATTCGTTAAATTATAAAATCCATTTGTACTATTTGAAGCGTTGGAATTGGTAATATTTATCGATATGCCTTCGAATCTTTCCAGAGACATATCAGTATTTAATGTCGCTCGATATAAACCATACATGGTCCCGGCATACGATGCTGAATAAACAATATTTGATCCTTTCTCGGCAAATACATATTTAGTTCCTGTATTATCAAGATTTACTAAAACACCAGCAGTAGGACTTAGCGCCGATGCTGTCCAAGTTCCAGCGCGAATCAAAACCCGTTTATATAATCCGCCAACATGCTGGCACCATAAGTCAAGCTTGGCGTTGGAATCTATTACCAAATCCCAATCAGAGTTGACAGTGGTATTAACCCACACAGAACCATCCCAGGCTAATGCAATCCATGCACCTGGTGACAACGAAATATCCCCAAGCGAGGCACTATAATGCAAAGTTAAAGTAAACCCGCCCGAAGTTGTATTTTTAACAAATAGCCTATTGCCCTGGTAAATTGATCCGGCAGTAATATCAATGGTTGCATTTGCTGATAATGGCGCAATGATAACGGCGTCTTTTCCAAGGTCAGTCGCGCTATATGTGGTTGACCCCGTCGGCGTTTCGAGCGCATTAGTTGAGAACACCCGCGCATCTGTAACGGTGTATACGGTGGTTCCAGCGGTATTTACCGCTAAAACATAAGCCAATAGAATATCAGTTAATTCCACATATGCAGGATTAACAGCTGGCCCAGGATTGGCGATAGTTGATCCGGCAATAGTAACAATGGATGTAGTTTGAGTTGACGTATTATAACGCATGACAACTGCATAAGCGGTTCTAAATCCGCTGGATGGTAATGGGGTCATGGCAGTAGAAGCCGGACCGGCAGTCAAAACAGCCGAACGCCCCGCAAGCGAACAAGCTCCATTTTGAACAAGTACATTGCCAATACCATCAGAGCTCACAGCTAACCCACCATCACTACCAGGAATTACACCATTGGCCCTAAAAGTTAATTGATAAAGCCAATCGGCAATATTACCTGATGTATAAGAAGGAACACCGCCTACCGCATCATATGCAAACGTTGTTATTGTAGCCATTTTATCTAAATCCTTTATTTTCCAACATATCTATTAAACCATGATACTGTACAATATTCTAAGCTTAAAAACAAGTCATCACTAAATGAAACTGAGTTGTTGCCTATATTCAATTGCCAAAATGTTGACGATGCATCTAATGTTTGAGATTGATTTGTTATTACGCCGGATGACGCTATTTTATATACTGATTTACTGCCAAACTTGGTATTTATTATTAATACATCGCCAGTATTTAGTGAGATGTTACATTTGATTTGCTCTCCAGTAGTATTATTATAAATAACAGGATTAGTGGCAGGTCCATAAAATGTAATTACTACTGGCGCGGTTGAATCACCATCATTTAAGCAATTAACAGGAGTAGTGCCAGTATAATTACCAAATACAATTGGGAGGGTAATAGGGAAAGTAAATCCACCCGATACTACACGTAAAGTCGATATACTTTGATTTAATGCATACCAATAAGGATCAGGACAAAAGAATTGGAATTGGAAAGATTGATAAGGCTCAGTGTATTCTTTGTTAGGCAATATCGCGCTAAGACATCGGCAAGCAGTAGTGAACGATCCCGAATCGTTAGTAAACGTTAAAGTTCCAAGGCCAAGTTTAGGATTTAATTGAGCCATCATTAACGCACGATTAGTGTAAATTGCAGGTAATCCACTAACTAATAAAGTACCTTCTACCGTTATTGTTCGTGCGCTAAATAAAGCATCTAAATCAGTAACACCGTCTTGGTATGGGGCTGACTGGCTTTGTATATTGATCTCAGGCATTTCTATGCCGTCAAGTTTAGTAATTAGATTAGGCTCACGGTATAAAGTTATTGAATTACCTAATGGATTTGTATAAACTAACTGGCGCATTACAACACCCCTGCGAATGCAAGTTTGCGCGATTCGCTATTTATCGCCCTGGCTATTTCGCCGACAGTCCCTTGTGTCGCATGACCTACATTTACGTTAATAGTCGATCCTTTGCCGCTCATTGCCTTGGCAGTCTGTGCGGCATTTAATACCGTCGAACCTTTGGCGAGATTATGAACACTTGGACTGATGACCAATTCCGGCCCTTGCTCTGCCAGATTAGCAGCTCCACCGATTGAGTTATAGGTACCTACTGCATACGATGACCGCTTTGGTTCATTGTTGGCCAGGATAACGCCCTCGGCGATGCCAATAGCACCCACTACAGCGGACATAACTATTTTTTCGACATACGTACCGCTACCAGCCCACAATTGCATTATTGCTAAAGCAGATGCGGCTGCAAGTTGTACGCCTTGCAATTCCCATTGTGCATGGGCTGATTTGTAGGCAAGGTCTGATTTCTTACGCTCTAAATCCTCGGTAGTTTCAGCCTCTCTATCGGCGGCGGCTTGTTTGGCATCTACGCCTTGTTGGAGTATCGTATCTTTGGCTAATTGATCTTCTGCGGCCTTAATTGCTATTGCATCTCCGGTAGCTATGGCGCTTTCAAGTTCTGCCTGGTCCTTTTCTAAAGTAGTTTTTTCTTCAAGCCCTAAAGCCTTTAATTTCGCCTTAGTTGCTTTGTCAATATCTGCTTGCTCTTTTGTTAAAGCCTTTTTATTTGCGGCTATTTCTTTATCAATTGCCGATTGCTGAGTTTGTAATGTTTGTTGGTATCCTTTTTGAATGGCTCCAAAAATAGAGTTTACCGATCCAGCTATTTGTCCAGCAAGGTCACTAACAAAAGCGCCGATATCCTTGACGCCATTTTTTACGTTAATGGACACGGTATTGATTAATTTTGAAACGGATGAAAAAGTGCCGCTTGTAGCCGTATATGCTGTGCTTACCGTTTGGCTAACTGCATTGATTGATTCGGTCCATAATGCTTGTTGTTTTGCGGCTAATTCGGCCTGGTTTTCATATAGCTTTTCAGCCATTGCAAACTCATAGGAATTGCCTTGTTGTACAACTTGCATGGTATCTTCGTATCTTTGTTTTCCAAGTGCAGCAAGTTTCTTGTTTTTCTCGCGCTCAATACTTTGTGCTTCTTCGGCGGCTTTCTTTTCGGCAGCGGTTAATGTATGTAATTGGTCGGTGTTTTCTTGCGTCTTAACTTCACCGGCTTTCGCTGACTCTTTTTGTAGCTGAGATTGTTTTTTTAATAATTCCCCGTAACGCTTGCCAGCATCGGCCAAAGCTTCAACACCTTCTTGGGCTTGGCGTAGTCGGTTTATATCTTCTGGATCCAAAAACCCTTGCTTTGTTTGCTTCTTTTCCAGCATATCGGCAACTCTCTTAAACTCCTGATATTTAGTGCGGAGTATATCGAATTGCGTTTGATTTTCTTTTAATGATTTAGATGCGTCAAACCATGCGGCCCCGTATCTTTTGGCCGTATCTATATCGACTGATTTTGACGCCTCATTTAATAATGATGGTATTTGAGTGGCTAATGCAACAATTGCAGTCAATGCCAATATAATAGGCCCAAGCGATGCATTTGCCGTTATACCAAAAGCGGCAATCGCAACTTTTGCAACCTGTAATCCACCTACAACAAGAGCTAATACTTCTACTATTTTTTTGACTGGACCGGGTAATGCCTCAAATGCGGCAACTGCTTCGGATAATATTTTCAAAAATGGCTTAATAACTTCTAAAACCGATTGGAACGATTCTGCCAATAACCCTTGCAATTGGTTGCCAAGTTTATCGGTCACATCGGAAAATGACTCGGTAGCTGCATCGGTTTTTTCCAACGCGCCCTTTGCCTCTGCTATTTTGGCGGTCCATTCTTTTACATCTAAAGCACCTGACCTAATGGCGGTGGCCATAGTAATGCCAGACTTGCCAAAGTTTTCAACGGCAAGTGTAGTTGCGCGAGATTTATCGGAGGTATTCTGTATTTCCTCAATCAATGACGATAAGGCAGCGCCTGAATCCTTGACACCTTCTTGGGCAAACTTACGAAGCGCTATATTTATGGCGCTCGTCGCGGTCTGGGCGTCAATTCCAGCTTTAGAAAAGCCAATCAGCATTCCGGCGGCTTGGTCTATACTTATCCCGGCTGATTGAAATATAGGGCCAGCTTGCGAGAGTGTTTGGGTTAATTGCTTGGCTTTCTCGCCAGTCAATTGGCTGGATAGAGTAATCTTATCTAAGGTAATCGACAATTCACTGGCCGGGATATTCCATTGTGCCATTAATTTTGTCACGTCGGTAACGGCTCCAGCGACGTCCTGGTCAGTTACATCGGCAAAAGTTGAGAATTGCATAGTTGCTTTTTCTAAATCGGCCCCGACAAGGCCAAGGCGGATATGGAGCATCCCCATTGCCTCGCCAATATCCTCTACACCTTGGACGACTCCCTCGCCAACCACATTACTTAATGAATCTTTTAAGCTGTTTAATGCCTCGCCAGTCTCTCCGGTCATCTTGCCGAGTTTAGCGCCAACCTCGTCAAACTCTTTGGCAGCTTCCATGCCTTTTACGGCAACAAAAGCAAAGGCAGCGGCCATACCAGCGCCGCCCATTAAAAAATCAGTTATCTTATTTACGTCAATGCCAAACTCTCTAAGCGCATCTTTACCAGAATCAAGTGATTGTTTTAATTCTGAGGTATCGCCTGATATTTTCGCGCTTAAACTAAACTCTTCGGCCATTTATTTACCACCCAAATCCATGGTTAAGCAAGGCAATGCCAGCGTCATTAGTTTCAAGTGCCGCTGTTTTCTTTGTTTCATTTTTACGCTTTGGATGCTCCGGCAGCTTTTGATCCTGGACCAAAAGAGGCGCAATAAACTGTAAATTATACGAACCTTGTTCATAGTGTTTTATATGCTCCATATACCAGTATTCGTCTAATGCCGATAATAATTTCTTCGGCGTTGACATCCAAAACTCATGCTCAGACCATCGCAAGTAAGCTCTTGCCGAAGTGTAAAAATACTCCCACGGCCACCCGTCGCTTACTGCGTCTCGATAGGGTCCCCTGCTTTTTCCTCCTGAATATCCGTTACATCCGGTAATGATTCAGTTTGGGCTTTCGTCATAACTTGCAATAAACCAATCAAGTCATTTTGCATTAATGAGCTTTTCAACTCAAAAGCAGTAGGCAGTTTTCTAACTACATTACCTTGTTCGTCAAATTGGTTGTGAATGATTGCGGCATAAACAAAATTGATTAAAGTTTCCCGGCAGTCCTTATCAACTCCCACCTCTTTTAATCGTTTAATCATTTCATTATATTTATTAAAGGCAGCTAATGGATTGCCATATATTTCTTCCAAGTAATCACTGCCAAGCATCGTCAATTTCATGTTGTACGTTTCGCCAAGTATTTCTACTGGTGCGCCTACGTAGTTTCTAATATTCGCCGATTTACCCATTTTATAAACTCTCCATGTGTTAATAAAAGCCTTGCAAGGTTATGCGCCATGGAGGTAACGCAATGCCTTGCAAGGAAGAAAAAGGGGCTAATTAAGCCAGAGTCAAGAATCCCTTACCAACGGCAGTAACGGACACGCCGTTATTGTCTTTAACCTGACTATTGGTACGTACAGCCACGGTCACGTTATCAGTAGCAATAGCGCCAGATGTTACGGTGCCAGTAAATACGATTGTATTATTGGAAAATCCAGCGCCTGGGGTAGTCAATACCCAAGTTAAGACCGCATTAGCACCCGCACCAGCGGCAGCAGATTTGGTAACTAATATTTCATTAGCCAAAGTAGCCAACAATCCAGTATCGGCCATTGTGAATGGAATAGATCCACTCGCTGAGGCTTTGCTGAATGTTGCGGTTACAGTCTTAGTGGCACCACCGGCAGCAAACACAACAGACAAAGCAGTATTGTCAGTATTGCTGAATTGTACGGTAGTAAACCAAGCAGATGCAGCGGTTGCCGAGGCAGCAGGATCGTCACTGCGTTGGGTCAAGCCATATTGGCCATTGCTGGTCAGGGCAACAGTAGCACCATCCAATTGTACTTCCACGAAGTTGATCGATGCGCCCTTGGTTTTCCAGTCGCTCTTAGGCTTCATGAATTGGCACTTATAGAACACTACCGGCTGAGTAGCTCCACCATTGCGCAATACACGGCCAGCAACAGCAAAATAGGGCGACGTATCAGCGCCTTTATCTTGCAATTGGCCATTTGCATAAGTCTGACCCATTAACTGAGCCAAGGCAGACGGGTCAATATCGTACAACTTAATCGATATTTTGCGGAATCCAGTAGTCGAACCAACAGCGGCCAAAGCATCGTCAGCAAAGTACGGCGTTTGGCTTGCGGCAGTGTCAAAGCTCATTTCTGCGGCACCGGCCAGAGAGAATACAGTCCCGAAAGTCGCGGAACCTCCTACCGGGTCAGTGAGCAGCGGCCAAGCCACTATGTTAGATAAGCCGATTACACCGGCCTGGGGTGTTGCCATTTTCGGGCCTCCTTAAATTAAGTCTTGCGCGACTATGTTATGGCGCGAGTACTTCATTACTTTATGTCTAACTTTTGCGCTCGGATCGTCCATGTCTTGGGACATATCACGGGTATACAAAAGACTTTTCATCAAATCATCAACGTATTTACTAATAGACGAGGTTGGAACATCAAACTTAGTAAATACGTGTACGTCTAAGTTTTGATTATCTGCAATTGGTTCATTTTCAACAAAATAACTATTGGGATTATTAGCTTCAATCAGGGCAACAATTGGCAAAATAGATGCATCATTTGGATAAGCCCTAACTATATTATTGCTTGTCCCTAATGCAGCAACTAAAGGCGAATAGGTTATAAACTTTCCGTAAATCCAGCTAATTATATTATTCATGCTTTGCCTAATGCCTCTTTAATCTTCTGCTTAATTTTTTCTATATTTGCATAATAAGCAGGTCCTAAAAATGGATGCGGTTTAGTACCATATTGGCGGATATGTTTAATGAGCTGGTATATTTCCGACTCATCCATTCCTTTGCGTTTTCCCCATAAGGTTATTGATTCAACAAACTCTTCCGAATTAGTAGATGATTGATGCGGCGATGATCCCCATTCAAGGTTAGGTGCGCTTTTTGCAGTCGGGCCAACCCTAATAAATAATTCCGATCCATCCTCAGTGAGAGGTGATTCGGTGATAGAATTACGGGTATATCCAGTGTCAACATTAACGTTCTGCTTTGCCGATCCTTCAACCATTAAAGCGCCGTCAATCAACGCCTTGCCCAGTGCGTCATGGACACGGCCTCCCCAAATATCAAAAGCCTTTAATCCATCATTCAGTTGGCTGCTAAAATCACTCATAATGGATCGCCTCCCTGATATGGGACGCAAAGCATCTCTACATGATTAGGCCATTGATTGGATCCTCTAACTTCATATTGCGCAGAGGTTTTTAAGTCTTTAACTACATAACCAAGACCATCTAAAAATTGACCAGGGAAAAACGCAATCTTAGAATTAGCATCAATGTCAGATATGCCCCATTGCGATAATTGAGTAGACGATAGATTGATTGGCTGTACACTGGCGCGAGTGGATTTGGCCAACGTATAAGTATAGGACGGTATACCCTCATTGGCTGGATTCATTGTTTCAGTACGGCTATATATTTCGATTGTCCTATCCAATATCATGCGAATGCCACCTTTCGATAAGGATTAAGCAATTGAGCAAATTGGACAGGCATCCCGCCAATAACCTGGAATAAGTCGGATGGTATCTTAGCTGGATTTTCCCAAGTGTATGCTAATCCGCCTTCTTTAATCGATGATAGATTTTCTCCAAGATTACCAGAATTAATAAGGCCATATGCTTTTGTTACCATGGACATTGCCGCAAACTCTAAATCAGCGGGTAAATTGTCAACCATTGGCGGCGGAGTTGGCGCAATAGTACCGGGTAAGACATATCCAGCCGAATAGCTAACTTCATAGATAAAATCCCCGGCGTATGGATCGGCGGTTAATCCCCTAACCCATGACGGGCCAGTCCAGCCACTTCCACGATAAACTTGACCGGCATTAAGATATTGGGGATAGATTTGATAATCTTGTCCTGACACAAGAGTATTCCCCGATTGCTTAATAAAGGTTATTTGTTTAATAGGCCATTGCTGTAATTGCAGAATCTGGCGATTATTAGATGATAACGTTTCAACATATGCAGAATAGCCAAATGACCGATTGCAATATGATTCTATTTGCGCCGAGACAGAGCCAATCAATAGGGACAAAATGGAATCTTGCGATATATCGCTAATTTGCAAGAGTGTTTTAACATTTGCAATTGTTGTAAGATTACCCATTCCATCCCCATGTATGGCCCCGATTACTCAGGGCCATTATTAAATTACGATCCGTATACAGTAGCAGAAACACCCGCTGGCTCGATATTCTGGTCACCCAAAACAACAGCGATTGCGGCCAATTGGGAGGGAGAAGCACCACCGGTAAAAGTCAAGGTCTGCACAACGCGAATGAACTTCTTGGCTCCACGAATGTTGACGTCAAAATATTGCGTAGTGGATGCGGCGGAAAGGTCAGCGGCAGTCCCCAGAGTGGTAATAGTCGCAAAGTCAGCCCAGCCAGTAGAACCATCGGGGCTATCTTGTACTTTCAATGCGGCAGTAAAACCAGTAGGAACAGACGGACAAATACCAGCGGTATAAATTACGCCAGCCGACAAATAACCTTGCCGATTAACAGCCACACCGTTAACTGCACCGTTACCAACGGTAATGATTGGCAGTATTCCAGTAGCAGCGGCGTTTTTATTAATAAAATTACTAAACATTCTAAAAACTCCTTTTAATAAGCCCGGCTATTCACCGGGCCACAATCGCTATTAGCTGGTTGCCAGTTTAGCGGTATACATAATAAACGATGCAGTATGGCGGATTGCGTAATCCTGCAAGCTCAACACACGAACAATAGTCTGGTCACGGGACAGGGCGCTATAGGTCGATCCACCGGATTCATAGGAACCATCGCGGCTGGTTTCTACCATCAAATCGCCTTGGGTACCGATGATAAACTCGGACCAGTCGCCAATGAAGAAGTCAACATAGGCAGGGCTACCAGCGGTATAGGATGCATTGTTGGAAACTGCATAAGGAATGCCACGGATAGTCTTGTTCTGGACCATTTCCTGATAGAACAAGAATGCACCGGTAGTGGTAGTCAAGTTCATCAGATACGATTCGGTAGCGCCATTGATGATAATTCCGGGACTCAGGAACATTACATTAGCCTGTTGCAAAGCACCATACAAGGTGGTAATTAAAGTGGTAGTAAATGCCGTGGAGCTGGATCCCTGAATATTCGCAGAAGGCAACAAAGTAGCCAATCCACCGGGCTGATACTGGCTATTGCTACCGTACAACATGGCCCGATCCATTTCGACAAACATACGATTGCGGATATCATCCAATACCCATTGGTCGGCGGCAATATCGGCGGAGCGGAGTAAATCATTGCTGATCGGAGTAATAACGCCCAATTTCTTGACGTTCAATTTAGTATCGCCAGTTACTTGCTGAGATACACCGGCCACGGCATTTTCACCAATCCAGCCAACGGATGCAGAGGTGTCAATACGGGGCAAGGTCATATTACCATTCAACAGAGGCACGCGACGGCCACCAAGTTTAGTAACGCCAATCTTGGTATACAATGGCATAATGATTTCAGACGCTAAAATCTGAGGTACGGTAATACCACCATCGCTTGGGATATTTGCGCCCAATGCTTTTTGACCGATAGACTGATACAACAGCTTATCATGGGGATGCATGGCCTTGGCAAACTCACTCATGCGGTCAGCATTGCCACCAGAGCGGGCAAGCAATTTTACGAAACGAGCGGCGGTAATTTCCTTGGGACAAACAACATCGCCAAATACAGGATCGACAGGATCAATAGAACCGCCAGTAATAGCAGCGCCGATACTTTTATCAACGGTGCCTGCGGCTAATTTATCCAAGGCTTCTTTAGCGCCTTTAGCCTCTGCCTGAGCAAGCAGAGATTCAAACTGTACTTCGGCGGCAGTTTTGGCAACTTCCGACATAGTTAGACCTCCTAAGTCTTATTCTGCTTTCGAGGCAGAAGCGGATTCATATTTCTTAAAATCAATCTTATTTAGATCGATCCCTTTATAAGTTTTCTCTGGCGCTGGCACATTGGGGCTTTGTTCAGTACCTGGTTTATCGGATACTTGGCCCTCTGGCTCTTCACCGCTACCATCCATCAAACCTTTTAGAACACCGATGCCCTTTGATACATGGTCATAGCATTCCTGCATTTGTTTCTTGGTATCGGCGCTAATCTTTGCCCCTGCTTTTTCTTGTGCGTGCAGTTGCTTTTCTTCTTTCAATGCCTTGATTTCTTCTTGCAATGGTTTAATTGCCTCGGCTATTGATTTCTCTACTTGATCGGGCGTCATTTCTTCGGCCTCCTGGTTAGGTTTTTCTTTTAGTATTTCTTCAAGCATCTTTAATTGGTCAGGCTTCATTCCCTTGGCGGACCTTGCTTGTAGTAATGCATTTGGATTAGAGGGAACGGATACGGCTGACAGTTCAAGCAATTCCTGAGAGGTAAAAATATTCCCGCGCATCCAGTCGGGTAATTCTTTTTGATCTTCACGTTTAACCGATTCGAGGCCAATAAAGCCAACAGAAACGGCATTCATGTAACCATGTTTATATGCCATATAAATGGTATCAGCTAATTTTGCCTCTTGGCTTGGATGCTCAGGATCGCTACACAATTCGGAAATACTGGGAAACTTAATATCAAAACTTGTGCCAGTTGAACCGGGAGATTGCTGAACGTTTATACACTTACCAATTGGAACTTTGCTGTAATCGTGGAATGGCAAAAAAACTGGATTCTTAAAAAAGTTTTCAAACTTCCAGCCATTAGCCTTGATAATGTCCCCGTCACGATCTTCACTTTCATCGGTGCCAATAAATCGCAATACACGATCAGATTCAGCGCCGACTTGCTTGACGGTAAACTTGCCGATCTTTTCTTTAGTCATTAAATGTTTCACCTATCCACGCATCAAGGTCATGCGACGCCGATTGATCCTTTCGGAAATTGTTTAATGCGGTAACTTCATCGCCGCCACCACCACGCTGAATCATTCGGTCAATAATTGTTTGGTAAATATTTTCCTCTTCGATTTGCTCGGTAATCAGTTGCTGTACCCAAGTTGACGTCATAAAATCGCCAACAGCAATCGCTTCTTGATAAATGTTATTCAATAGGTCAGTGGTTTCTTGTTCAACTTTTAAGGCAGTCGTGAAAAGCTCATCGAATGTTTTGAAAATACTCGAATCATCAAAAGCAAAACCGCTTGGCTCTACTGCTTCATTTCTTTGTTCAATGTAGTCCCGAACAATACTTGAATGCTTTAACTCCCCATTAGCTTCTTTTGCAAAATAGACGGCTGTATTATTAAAACCACGTTTATTAGCCCAAGATGATCGGGCTATATATCTAAAGTGATTGGCCGACTCGTGCTTATACTGATTTTGGAGCAAGTCAAGTATTGTCCGTGGCAACATTCCCATGCCGTTCATAATAGATGATTAGTTGCAAAATGTCCATAATGTATAGTAATTCCATTTTTACATATTTATCACTAATGGTTGACATGGTAATTAAATTAGATTACTATGGCTTAATTTATGGGGGATTAATTATGCATTGTGACATTCCAGTAGATCAAAACGTATGGGACCGATTCAAAATTAAAGCTATCCAAAAGAATCGAACAATCAACCGCTTGCTTGCTGATATGGTAGAAGAGGCAGTTGATTATCAAAAGCCTGTGATTAGCGATATGGGGTCTGGTGGTAAGCCGTCCATTGGTTTAATGCATGGTGAGGCCGAGTTGAGCGGTCAAATCATAAAGAAGTCAAAGAAAAATGAAACAATTAATTGATTTATTGAATGCTAATCAAAATGTTTCGATTACATTAACCATTAACGATGGCGAATTATTTATGATTGTCGCTAATGATCAATTTGAAGCCAGCGAATTAATGAAAATGGACGATGTAATTGGAGATGAGGATTTTATTATAGAAATCCTAAAAACTGGCATTGAAAAAATCAATTCAATTGATGAGTCAGACTTTGACGATGACTTAGAATTATTGGATAATGGGATTAATTAAATAACAGATTGAATTAATAAAGCCATGGCGATTAACCCATGGCTTTATTTTTATGGTTATACGGGTATTTCTTCCCATTCGCAAGCAAAAATCACAAGCGGAGTAGTACCAGCGGCACCAATTTCTTGCAATACTAATGCGGTTCCGGGTGGTATGATAATAGCACCATCGACTAAGTTACATTCATCGGTTGCCTGTAATGCAGTAGTACTAACAAATGCGCCTACAGTCCAGCCCGGACGCAACAGGGTCGGAGTAGCAGCAAGAGTTGATCCAGAGAATGCACGACCGACACCACGGGGAGCGCCAATATTAGTACATTGCGGGACAATTTCAGTACCAGTTGACGGTACAGTCGTCTGATTTGGGACTACAGCATAGGCAATAGTTCCAGCTCCAAGAGTACCGGAAACATAACCAACAGTAGCTTTCAATACTGAAAGATTGTAACCGCTGGAAGGTGGATTCCAGATAGCCAATGGAGGCGTTGTACTTAATGCAGTACCGGGAGCGACTCCAGCAGCGGCATTACACGCGATCATTAATTTAGACTGCAACGCTGGCTCAGTGTATGAACCATGTGCCTGTGAGTTTACCAGTGCGCTGGTTTTGTCCAGACGAACTACGCCTGGCGCACCATTACCAAGAGGGACAAGCCCTTGACGGCCTTCTGCTAACATTTATTTTCTCCTATATATTCGTTTGCCCTAATGGCAACGGCATATTATTTAATGCTGCATAGTTGTTATTCAGCAGCGTGAGTTGAATTAGAATCTGTTCCAAAAGCGTTACGGCCGATGGGTTGGATACTAACATTTGGTTTGTGTTTGCCTCTTGAGCAAATGGCAGCTTTTGACTTCCTGCGCTTTCGACTCGCAATCGTGGAAATATTTGTGGATATTGTGCGAATTGATTTGATGGATAAGTTGCTGGCTGGGCAGGGTTAATTGTGGGAGCGACTGCAAACTCAAGTCCAGTAAAGCCGTTGCGCCATAATGCAGTATTCCCTAACACGTTGGATAAGTTAGTATCAAAAGTATTAGACTCAAAAGTAGTAGCACGTTGGCTTATATCCTGACCTTGTGAGCCTTGCACTCTTTGCACGTTGCCAGTACTGACAACTGCTTCTCCTGCTGAAAGAACGATGGCTACAGTACATGCCCCCGATGTATAAGCCGAGAATCGTGCGCGTATTCGTGTCAATGCTGATACGCTAAAACGGTATATCCCGTTAGTGGTTGAACCAGATACGGCTGTGGGACTGTTAATCGCAAACCCGTTTATAGGCAAGTAATCACCGCCGTTTACATTCACTTCAAATGTTACTGTCCCAGCCCATGTGCTCGATAATTGAATTGCGGCAGTCTGATAACCTTCGCAATTAACTGAAAACTCATCTTGAGCATTCCGTAATATACCTTGGTATTTGCTGGACTGAAATATTGACTTGGTCTGTATATTGCCAAGCCCATCATTTGCTATTTTAGTACCAAGAACATTAGAAAGATTAGTATCATAAGTATATTTTTCTTGGATCGGTTCAATTTCATAAATGTTTTCTTCGGTAGGAACATCAATATAAATCTGCAATGAATCGCTTGAACTCATGGAACTTGTGTCAAGCAATAATGTCAGTACACCATTATTAAATGATCCATGAGCTGAACTATCAGCAAAATTATAAAGAATTATCCCGTCCGTTACGTTTGTAACTAAAAGTAATTGCTCTGGCTTAATTGAATATGGCAACGTTAGAGTTACTGTGCCAATATTGGATAACCCAGGCGAAAATGAATAACTTCCTATGTCCTGCCCAACTAATAACTTCATACTAATCCTGCCACTATTGTTTTAATATCTTCAATTTCTTTTTTAGTATTAGCATATGTGTCAATGTCATAATTACGATACATATCTTCAACAATTAAATTTAATGCATCCTTTTTATTATTCAAAAATTGCCTTGCTTCCTTTTTGGTAATTAGTCCACCATCTATTAATTCTTGAACGTGCGCTAATGTTGTCATAGTTTCCTTAACTTAGGGCGATTGCCATTGCCGCCGCGCATGGTTTGACATTTGATTGCAATACTACTGAATGATTGGAATTGTCAAGAGATATTGTAATATCTCCATTGCCTTGAATGTTTCTAAATTGCAAATTAACACCAACTTTTGAATCATATAATCCTATTCCGGTTAGGCCAATATTTGAAGCTGTATTGACTTCTCCCCCTGTACCGCCACCGGACTGGATGGATGTCATGCCAAGTTTACCGGCTGATACGAATAAAGCTTGCGCTGGATTAGTTAGGTCAGTAGCCCCTTGCTTTACAATTGCCCATGCTCTAAATGTGTCATAGGCATTATATGGGTTTATGGCAATTGCCGACTGAAGGTCAGATTGCGCGGCAGATAATGTTGCATATGTTTTTTGACCATATTGAATGTCATTACTTTGTGTTTGAGAATAAAAACTAATTATCTGAACAGTCCAATTGCCAGCAGGAACATTGGCAAGAGTACCACTATTATCATCCCAATGATCTGGATCAATAACAGATTGAGGAACTACACTATTAAACCAATCTCCTACACCATCGCGATAATAATAAAAGAAACTTATAGGAGATTCGATTCCCGTCGTTATAACATTAGGGCTTGCTCTATTATTCACATAATTAGCATTACTATCAAAGGTATTTCCAGCCGAACGCTTTACATGTAGCCCTGATTGTGGCGAATATTCATTTCCGTTAATATTAAAAGGGCCAAAGGCCAACATGAAGTCATTTAACTGAGCTGCAACATCAGTGATAGAGTTGGGTTGTACTTTTACAGTTTCAATTATTGATTGATTGGGATGATCCAGCCATCCAATTAAAATACTGTCTCTCCGCTCGGCATTAGATGGTATATTATTTGAATAAGTAAATGCACCTAATGAATTAATGCTAATATAAGTAGTCGCATCAGTAGTCAATAATGGGTCAGTCAATCCCGACTGATCGGCCCATGTGACAATAGTCCTAATCGGATTAATCGGGTCAGTATGATTATCGACAATTACACCTTGACCGGACATTATATTAAACTTAGTTGGATCGGCATTTATTGATAATTGACCGCCAGATATAAGACCTGTGCTCATGACATTTGATAGATTTATGCTATTATCATTGATCGCAATTGCTTGTGCTGTAGATATTGGTTTATTTGCATCGCTGGTATTATCAACATTAGCAAGTCCAATATCTGATTTATTTAATATGACTATGCCAGTCTTTCCGTTTACACTATCAACTGCGCCGCCGCCACTTCCACCAGTAACCCAATGTGTATTATAATCGTTATAGTCAACCTTAGCTAAAACCTGCCCAGGCTCTCCACCGGGAGGGATCCCGATTCCATTTGATCCAGCAATACCAATTTCATTAACAGTAATATCAATTAATTCTATATCGTCGATAACGCTAACCGATACTATTTCTTGCGAGTCAATAACATTGACAGTAATAATATCAGACATTGCTAATATCCTCTGTTACTGTCATAGTGCCCGATACATAAGTTTTGACAACACCACCCGCTAAAGTAATCTGCACATCATATTGATACGTGCGCCAAGGAATATTGATAATTTGTGGATTGATTTGGAATTGACCATTGACCGCATTAGTGATTGTTAGGCCCGATAGATTGGTTAAAGTCAATGCCGCCGCCGAATAAGCGTCTGGCTTAAATTGGCAGAGTAATGACGCATTAGTTAAGTCTAAATAAATCGAATTAGTGGTAACTGTATAAGCCGATCCAGACCATATATATTTTGTGCCTGTATCATTTGCAACATAAATTCGATTGGTTGCGCCAGTGACCGGAAATACTACCAAATTTACATAAAAAAGAGTGTTTACAATAATAGTAAACGAAACACCATTGAATGTATCGCCTTTCTTTACGCTAAAATTATATTCAGTCATTTCTTGACGATCCTTTTAATAAAATGAGGTTTAGTCATCTTGCCACAATGTGAACACCAATAATAACCTTTGTATAGTACTAATACGTTATTGCATTTTTGGCAGAGCATTATTCTTTATCCTCAAATGAGGCTATCACGGTACAGCGGCAATTTATATTTTCTGCGGGGTCATTGCCCAATCCAGGGGCTGACATTATATCACCGCCCACATTAAAATCGTCATCAATATCGATTGTTTGGTCATCTAATTCGGCGTGTGCGTCCCGAGTCCTGTCGTCCATAGTAGCCAGCCAAGTCTTACTTTTAATTCCAGCGGCCTTATATGTATCAATCGCCCCGCTATTCATTGTGGCAGTAGATTCAGTTCGTGAAATTCTCTCACTACGGTAATCTCGCAATCCATCAAATTGATCTTTCACACGATCCTGCAATTCAAGGATCGATTCCCCGTCCTGAACGCCTTGGCTTAAAGAATTGCTTAATTGTTTTTTAGACGTTTCATTAATTAGCGTGGCACGTTCCAAGCCATACTTTTCTATCCATGCCTTAAAACCTGGTTGTACTAAGGTAAAATCAATTTTAGTTCCAGCGGTTGCATTAGCAAAAGCAAGCCCTGCTTTCATCGAATCCATCCACCCATTATATAAAGCACGTTTCAATGAGTTGTTTGCAGCTTCACCAAATACCTTATCGGCGGCGTTTTCCATAGCCTGAGACGGTGATAGCCCTGTTCCTATTAAATCTTCAAACTCTCTATTAAACTCTTTCTGTTGCGCATCGGCAATCTTTTTAATTGCTTGCCTAAACGGATATTCCTGTGCGGTTGCGGCCTTATCAAATTGATTCCAGATTGCGGATTTTCTCTCTTGATTCAATCCTTTCTTGGCTGATTTAACAGGCTCTTCATCAGGATAATCTTGACCAATTGGCTTGGATGGTTTTATTGGCTCATCATTGCCCGCCTGTTGGTCAGTGGGAATAACTACAGACTTAGGATCTGGCGACGGCTCATTTATGTTCTGAGGTATAAGGCTATAAGACATAACAATCTCATCATCAAGTGTATTGCCTAATTTGCCCATACCTACTTTAGTACGCCATTCGCCACGGGTAATAGTACCTTTTTCCCATCCAGCGTTAGCCATTGTCAAAGCAAACTCATGATCTTCCGGTATGATATTGTCAAACTTAATTGCGCAATCTTTGCCATACATAGGCATAAGTTGGCGATTAATAAACGATTCAAAGCGCAATAGTCTTTTGCTTAAAACATTTTTTGCGTATAGATAAAATGCAGAGTCTATGGTACTGCGGTTGCTTGATTCTAATATCCCAAAAATCTCAGGAGGTATTTGCCAATTCTGGTTGACCATATCCCGCAATAAAGTACGGGTAGCAGTAAAATCCATTTCCTTGGGGCTTGTGGAAAGCTGCAAAAGTTTCGCATCCCATCCAAGCACGCCCATTTTTTGGGCATTAGATACACCCTGATATTGTTGGTTCCATGTTTCCTTTAATGCCTTGACCGATGCCTCATTAGCACCCGGGGCAGTGATTATTGATCGTGGCGTGGCATCGTTAAAGAAAAAGTTTTTTCCATATTTGGCGGCATATTCATCCGATTCAATTTCATCGCCCACAACTTCGGCACGCCCACGTCCACGCGCATATGGTTGCGCGACATTAGGAGTCTTAAACCATATAACATTTTCCGGCGCAATCTCTAATGTTTGGGATGCGGTATTACCTTGTGGCATTACTAAAAAATAAGGCATTGAAATAGTCGGTGCTGAAATTACCCAATTGGATGGTATAGGATATATTTCACGGGGCTGGCCTAATCGATCACGCACTACCACCCAATAACAATCGCCTTGCAACTCAAGCCACACACGGGTTAAATAGCGAATAGTAAACCCGTCAAAGTCTTGCCGTGAAGGTATCGGGTTTTCTAATAATTCATAAATAGGATGGTCCGCAATTGGTTCAGCATCATCCTTACCCATTCGCAAGTCTGATTTTTTGTATACCTTAAAAACTACGTTAGCCTCATCATTTGCTATAATATCAACGGCATTTAATCTTGGGGAAGTGTGGAACATCTCCAAATAGGCCAATGCATCGCGTCTCGCCGAATAACTCCATTTAACCTGGAATATACTTCTAATCGAGTCGGCTACTTGTTGGCTCATCTTGCTAATGGTAGATTTAGCCCATGACAATACTTTGCCATTAGATTGGATGCGATCAAATAGGCCCATTAGTTGTGCCCTTTATATGTAAATTTAGATTTTAGATATTTCAATAAGAAAATGTCTAAGCTACTTTGTTCTATTGACTTATGCACAATGGAGATATTGCACGTATTGTTATAAAATGTCAATGTATTTTATGGATGGCGTTTTTGCATAAATGGGAAAGCTAAACAAAGAACATTTCAAACTTAGGGGCTTTAACGAAGTCAGAGCAAAACATCAAAATGCAGTCAATTGCGTGATCTTCTCCGTCTTGCAGTTTTGGTAATTGCTTTCCGTTTTTATCTCTCATCCACGAATATGTCGATATTTCTCTTATTAAATCCGTTGATCCTTCGACTATATGAATATTATACGATTTTATTCTATTGGCTACTTCTTCTTTATAACCTGAGTATTTTTTAACACCATCAATACCTTTAATCCCCAAATCTTTCAGGTCGCTAATAATGTCTGGCCTTGCGCTATCCGCTACTACTCTTTCAAACTCTTCAACCCCCGCCGCCTTCATTTCATTAAATAACATTTGATTATGAAGTCCAGTTTTATAAACTAATTGCTTGGCGTAGATATCGTTATTATAAATCCATAGCCTTACACATGCGGCGGGATCGTTGCTAAATCCAAAATCTACGGCGCATCCTTGCGAATCATTAACAATACCATCAGGCACACAAGGCGCAATATCCCAATTGTCAAATACTACGCCTTCAAGTTTGGTAAATTCACCTAAGGCCCAAAGTTTGTAAAGTTCTGGATTAGTCTTTTCGTATCCCTCTAAAACCTTAACCGTTTCAGGCGGGCAAAACTTATTATCTTTGTACCATGTACGCAATACAAGCGCATTGGTCTTTTGGTCAACATATGCCTTGGATAATTCGTATGGGCATTGAAGGAAGCGACGCTGTAGCCAATGCAATGACCCCGGTATTTGTGGCATCGGATTGAATGTTAAAATTATTCTACCTGGATATTTAGCGGGAGACAATCCAGCGTCTATACTATCAAAATCTGACTCGGATAATTCGTTAGCTTCTTCTATCCAAATTATTGTTGCCTTACTAAGTGATTTTAATTTATCTGGATCATCAAGCCCAAACCCACGAAACCGAGATCCATTCGGCAAAGTTATTTCTTTATCTGTTTTATTGACGGCACCAGGTATATCATGCTCTCGTTTGAAAGAAGTTAATTCGGAGAACACTGAATCCTTAAGTGTGGCGGCAACCTTCCTAATGCATGGTATAAAATGTTCAGGCTCGGATAGTGCGGTAATAATCAATGGCGACACGGCCCCATCATGTGTCTTGGCTGATCGCCTCCCGCCTACTTCAACAAAATATCTGACATCTTTCCTAAGCGTCCCATCATCACCAAATAACTGCTTATAAACCGAATTAATTTCTATCAAGTTTTATACGGGCCTCTTTTTTCTATCTTAACAGTTGCAAGATGATTTTTCAAGGTTTCGTATTCCTCAGTGGTATACCCACTTCCTTTACCTAATAGTTTCTTAGATATTGATACGGCGGTAAACTTATTAATATCTAATTCAGCAGCCAATGTAGCGATATTTAGACCTTTCTTATATTTTGGCTTATTTATTTTATCCTTTAGATAATCGATCAATTTATTATATTTTCCTTCATTCAGTTGCACCAATTCACCAAATAATGCAATCTTTGCGTCTCTTATCGTTTGGCATCCAATATGGAATTGCTTGACAATCATCGAATAAGTATATTTTTTCTGGTCGGCTGTTGGAATCTTTCCTTTTTCGACTGAGTAATTACCGGTATACCGCCAAAACTCTGGTCTTGCGGTTATAGCTGTCAATGGATCAAGATGGTAATTCATCGGGCATTTCCTCTCTGTAATATTTGCTATTTGATTCAAGGTTGGCACGTTTCCTTGCCGCTAATTTAGCCTTTAACTTTTGCGCTTCTGTCTTAGGTTTTTGTCCTGGATTTGGCTTATATTCTGTATGTTGCCATGCTGACTTGTCCATGCGCTCAAGGGTAAATTGATGTAGTACTCTTGTAATGCATGATTCTGGCGGGTATCTTTCATCCCATTCGCACCTGTTTTCCATATAATCACCTTAGCATCATATTTTGATTCGTGCAAGTATTATAGCTTAATAATCCTATCATCGGTAATGTCGTGAATGATCTTTTTATCAATATGGAATATTATAACGTTACCTATTGGTATATTCCAAGCTGATAACGCCCCGATATAAGATGTAGTCCGATAAGATTTCTTATGCGTTAAATTATAGAAAAATTGGATTATTGCTTTGATCATTTTAATAGCTCCTTTATCGCTGCATTTGCTGCTATTATTATTGCCATTAAGCATATGAATGATAAATGAAACACCAGAACATTAAAGAATCTGATAGTAAACAGATAGTCTAATCCTAATGGGTACACCCAAAAAATTAATACATAAAACAGGCCAAATACGATGGTTAAAAATACGATTGCTAAAATCTTTTTCATTTCCTAACCTCCATAAAATTAGAGCATCCCGATTCTGGTTTGAAGTCTGGGGCTGGTGCGCTAATCCATTGGTATGGTTCTGAGAATGTAGCCTTGAACCTCTCGCATTTATTGCTAATCTTACAATATAATTCGTACTGTTGCGCCATTCCACTGCGTGGGTCACAAACCATCGGTTGAGTAACAAAAAGTATTCCAGTACATTTTTCTATATCTGGCATGGTTAGTCCTTTTCAGTTAGGTTTAACTCGTTGTTATGCGCCTTATATTGGCACATAATCTTCGGGATATCGTTTTGCATGTTGTTTGCAAAACCATCCCTTATAACCAAACCCGCGCTTTCTTTTACACTGATGAGGTGTTGGTCCGCAAGTATTTGGCCATACTTTGTACCGGCAGCAGGAAATGTCTTCTTGTTGCCCTTTCGAGTTCCCCGCCCATTGTCCGTAACGCTCTAATTCTTCTTTAGGTAAACTCAGCATGATATCTCATTTTAGTCCTTTTGTTTGGCTGTGTATTTTGCAACCATATTGTCATATCCGCACTTGCATTTTATTGCCTGGATAAATGCATGTTTGGTTTTACCGCATTTGGGAAGGTGGTTTGCGTATCCCTTTAATTCCTCAATCTGGGCTTGCAATGCGGCGATGGTTTGCTCTGCCATATAACGCAATTCCCCTTGATTGTTGTGCGCTATCGATATTTCTTCTACCTTAGCTTCAAGCTCCCTAATCCTTTGATCCTTGGCGGTTTCGCTGGGCTTTGATTCGGAGCGGTCCAGTTTTTCTTTTAGCTCTGCGATCTCATTGTCAGCCTGTTCAGCAAGGTTTATACAATTAGTCATACAATGTTTTTTATTGCTGTCTGACTGGCCAATGTCAATCATAGCATACTCATATTTCTTTAATTCACTCATCCTTTTATCCTCCAAATCTATTGGATTTCCACGATATGCCTGACCTCTACCCATTACAATATCTTCATCATTCATTCTCTTTCCCCTTCACAATTTTCTGAATCTTATTGGTTACTACCTCTAGTTTCGCAATGCCTTCAAACCTATTCCACGCTAAAATTGCTTCGGCCATTTCAGGGGCTAA